GTTCGCCCTATGTGGATTCCCCAGTCATCTGTTACTTTGCCTACGCGTTGCTTGTTCACTCTAAACTGGCAGTGATTTGAACCTACGCTCAAATAAGTTATGGGTGCGTATTTGCTGATCTGCTTCAAAGTTTCCCACGCCAAACTTGTTGCCAAATCAACCTGTTGCATAAGTGAGAGATCGTTCGAAAAAGTTTGATGCATATCAGCAGCATTACCAAAGTTTTCAATCGTATCGCCAACATCACAGAAAACAATACGCTCAGGTTTAGTTGCCTTGATTTTCTCTATAAGCTTCATTTGAGTTTGAGCAACACGATGAATCAGCGCATCAACACCACCACGATGATCCACTTTGCCAACCTGTAAATCAGACCATAAAACAACTAAAGCCTTACCGCTTGCAACAGGTTTAGGTTGAACAGGTTTAGTTTTCTTAGCCAAAGAATAAAGCAAAGGTAAATCAATTGTTGCGTTGCGCTTCACCCAACGAATACGGACACTAGTCATCCACATTGGTTCAAGTGGGAAAGGTCTTGCAACCTGCCACCTGGAAATGCGTGGTTCACCTACAATCTCAATTTCTTTAGGGTTGATTCCTGCTTCAACAAGAAACGCTTCAACATCAGTAGGGTTATCGCCTTCAACCGCAGGCAACACTGCTTCGCCCCCATTACCATCAAACTGAACTGATGGATTCCATCCTTCAGGGTAGGTGATCTTTGGTGCAGGTTGGCTTAGTCCTTCCAGCAACTGCAACGCCTTTCTCTATGATGTTTGATTGCAGCATCACTAACTTTAGTTCCACGCTTGTAAAGCTCATTACTTAAAGTTTTGTAAGGCCATTCAGGATTTAGAACTGCCTGCTCAAAGATAACAGCATCCTTTTCCGATAACTCACTTTTGATTGTTCTTATTCGGCAGGATGTTTGTCTTTTAGGTAGTTCCAGATCTTCAAGCATCTCTCAACTCTATCTTGCCTGTATCCCGTTTATTAGTGGTGATGATTGATCTGGCAACAGTTTCAGCAACAGCCTGCATCACATCACCTTGAGCAGCACAAACTAAAAGCAGGTCTGCAAGTTTGCGGGTAAATTCTTCATCACTGCACAAACCCCAACAACTATCATCCCTGAGTATTGTGATGGCTTCGTCAAGTTCTCTACTTAGCATCAAGGTTCTTCACTTTCCTGATAAGCGCTTGAATTTGTTTAGCTTTCAATCTGGCGTTCACCGATAGAACAGGAACATCAAGATCCTTGTGAACAAGTTTTAGTTCTTCGTGCAAAACCATTAGAGCAAGATTCACGCCATAGATTCTGCCTTTGCGATGTCCAACAAAATACTGTTCACGCATCGTGTTAGGGAACAGTTTTCTTAGTAGGCGGTTAGTCTTCGTCATCGTAAATCCCATCGTTGTTTGCTACTTCCAGGAATACAGCCATCACAATACTTGCAACAACAGGTAAAACAACAGCGATCAGAACCACCGTAAGAATAGTCATCCACAGACTCATTAGGGAATGTCCATAACATCTGTGAGCTTCTCCAAGATCAGGTCAAGGATTGCTTGCATCTGATGGTTTTCAATTACGCCTGCGCGTTCAAGTTCAATCAACGCTTCAGCAGTTCTTGTTGCTTCAGCACGCTGCCCTTCACTCTTACCAGCCTTGTAATCTTTACTGAAAACATTGATGGCGTTCACTCTGGTGCATTTACAGTCTTCTACACAGTTATTGCAACTCATCGTGCTTCATCCTTATTTACTAGACCTGACTCAAATTTACGCAGGTGAACAGTCAATTGTTCAATAGCATCACGCTTACCTGCATCATAAGCATCTTTAGCTTCAGGGTTCAACATCAAAGTTTTGTAACTTTCAATAATGCTGAAAACTGCGGTTAGCGTGTTTGCGGTGGTGTTGTCTATTGCTGATCTAATTGCTTGGTCAGTAGTTCTAATTGTTTGTTCGGTCATTCTTTGTGCTTTCTATTAGGTTGATTAGTTGATTGAAAATGTTGATTGCTAAACCCGAATGTCTGTGATTTTCGCGTTCTTTAGATAGCAGGTCAATGATTCTTGTTTGCTCTTCAAGCGTGCCTTCATCTACACCTGCATTGAAGATTGCTGCCGAATGGTTACGGACATACCTTGCTTGTTGCTGATTCATCTCTGCCCCTTACAAACCTGTTCCAGGTTCTCAAACTGATCCAAAGTGTGAGCTTCACAGTTTGTTGGCTGAAATCTGAGTGCAAGCAAACCAAGCATCACTAAGGCGATGGCAATCAGTAACATAAACATCTTGTTATTCATCAGCAATCTCTTTCTTGATTAGCGCAATGGCTTCATCTAAATAAATTAGTGGATCTGATTCGTAGAATCCAACTGCATAGTGTTGTTCAGTATTCGCATTTTTTTCAAGCAGTTCAATGATTCTTTGTTGTTCACGCTGCTCACCCTGTTTGCGATAATACTCACGCACATTCTCTGCACTAGTTGGCACGATACTTCTCCCGCCAGTATTCTGCTTCTTCAGTCATCAGTTCATTCAAGCGTCTCCGCCCGTGGCGTTCAACATAGGTTGCTGAATACTTTTTATCAACCTTCACTAAAGCACTCGCCAACCAATAGGACAATGCGCCTAAGATTTCTAGTTTTAGGTTGAGCAGTAAGCTCTTTCTTCCTTTAGATCTACGCCCCATCGTTAGCCTTTCAAGATTTCAGGAATACCTAGAGTGTTAGTCCAGATAATGAACTGGGTGAAACCCCAGAGAGCAAAAAACAGGATGATTGAATTTGTTAGGTGTCTTCTCATTTGACGATCTCCAAACCTTGTAGAACCTGGTGGACTGCACGATTACGCTCTAGAAAAACTGCCTGCCCGTAAGCAGTAACAGCATCATCCCAAACATCAAACAGATCAGCGTGATTCACGAAATCTTTACCTGTTGCAACCCACGCTTTATACGCATTGACTGCATCTAAAAATAGTTCTTCAGGATTACGCATTATGCACCTGCCTTTACTGTTTTCAATTCGTTGCGCAGCACACGCAACTGTTGTTTAGTGATGCTCAGGTATTTGTGTAAGCGTAGTTTTTCGGCTGAAACTATTTCTTCTTCAAGCTCAGCAATCTTGTTTTCAAGCACCTGTTGAGCAGGTAGGTTTGAGTTGCAAAACATACAAAGACTTGCTGAATGCTCTACCCCGTAATATTTACAAATAGACATTATGCACCCACCTTCAAACAGTTCTCTTCAATGAAATCGTGTAGTTGTTCAAAAGCATTGTTGTATTGCTCAATGGTGTTAGCGATCTGCATCTCACGATAAATCTCCATCAAATCCCAAATCTGTTGCTTAGTCATTACGCACCAACTTCTACATCTTCAAAATACTCGCCAACAGTTTGCTCTAAAGTATCAATCTGACCTAAATCAAGATTGTAGAAACGAGCAACACCCCTAAGATTTTCTAGGTTGATTGGCACAAGCTTGTTTTCGCCACAGCAAACAGTTTTTAGGGCAGCAGTAGCACAGAAAATGCAAAACATAACATCTGATTCAACATCAGCATAAATAGATTCAACTCTGCTTTCTGACTCTTCATACTCAAAAACGATTTGCTCTAAGTTATCAATCTGATCAATAGTCAAATCGTAGTAACCTGCAAGCGCATAAATGTTCTCTGAACTGATGTAACTCAATCCATCAATAGCGTTACAGCAAACCATCTTTACGCCAGCAGTTGAACAGTAGCAACAAAATGCTAGATCACTTGCAACTTCATTCATAACTTCGTTCATAAAAAAACGGGCAACATCCAGGTTTGGGTCTGCTTCAACAGCCCTGTTCAGTTTGTCCCACAAACCTTGCTTCTCAACAGTTGTAATAGTCATTTGTTTTGTCCTGTTCTTTCTTATCGGCTGATTGTGATGTGATCGGCACGAACCTGAAACTCAAGCCCTGCATCAGATAGAACCTTAGCCATCTTCAAAACAATTGCTAACTGATCGTCTTCGTTCCAAGTTAGTGGGGCAGCGTAAATGCTTAGAAGGTTGTGGTATTCGTTCTTCCAAGTCTGCATTCTAAATCCAGCGTTCTCAGGTAGTTGCTTTTTAGCGTTTCTGTAAACTGCTTTTTCAATTCCTGCATTGATTAGTAGCTCTGCGATTGCCTTGTTTGTTGTCTTCATTTTTTGTCCTTTGTTTGTCCTGTATCAACCTTTTGGCTGATAAGACAAATCTACCCGTTTTTGATGGTTTAGGGAAGCATTTACACGAAAGTTTTTGATAAATTTTTGGTAACGAAAAACAGCCTAAATTAGGGGTATTTTGTGATTGTTACAGCAACGCCAGCCTGTGCCGAAGCGTATTTCTTGGACACTTCAATACGGACAACCTGAGCATCATCTTTCCAAACACCATCACCCTTAGCAGTGATCCCATCCATAAGGCTTCTCAATACCTTATCTAAATCGGGTGGGACTGTGGGCAGATCGCGTTTCACCGATGGTCTGCGCGTGAAATAAAACACTGCTTCAAGTTTTACAGCCCCATCAAACTTAGAATCATCGCCAGAGTCAATCATCGCCTGCTTCACCGCATCACTGACTGCTTTACGCCACGCAGGAAGCTTAGGTGAACTCTCAACAATCAACGGAATGTTGTTTCCTGCCGCAGTCCTTCTAGTGCCAACATACTTTTTAGATCCTTGTGGTGCAGGATCAGTGCCAAACACTGTGAAACTAAAACTATCTCTTGCCATACTCATTCACCAAAATAACAAGATACAGAAAAGCCCCTATAACTGCGTTTAGCAGTGATAAGGGCTGAACTGTAAACAAAGAATTAGTGAGCAGTAGGCTACCCAAAATAAAACCTACAACCCAAGTTTTCATTTAGAAAGGTGCAGACACTTCAGGTTGCTTAGGTGCATCCACCTGCGCATTATTGATGTCCAACTTAACCTTCCTACCAGGTTTACCTGTCTTATCTTCAAAGTCTTCAATCTTTGCAGACAACTGACCAAACACAGTAACTTCACTATCAACAGTCAAGTTATGTGCAACAGCAAACCACACTGTCCAAGTGCGTGTATAGTCTTCACCTGTCGCAGACTTGTAAGACTCAACCAAGCTCAAACCCTGATCGGATGCACCGAAAACTTTTGAAACCTTACCTGAAACTTTTACAACAGCCATAATTTTTTTTCCTTCACTAAATAAATGTTTTGTTTTTGTTTTGTTGCATTTGAAAGTATAAGACCAACCTACGACAAAATGTGCGTTTCATTCACACAATCTTTATGACCACAAACCCGTTCCCCAACCAACACAAAATTACCTTCATCATCAATCGGGTTCAGATCTGCATCTAGTTTGCCTTGATGTGGTGTGCATCTCAGTTTTCCGTATTGAATCGTTTTAGCAGGTTTCACACGACAACTAATACAGAGCAAGTCTTTTCTTCCCCGTTTTTCAGCGTTCACAGCCCACTTAAAACCGCACCTGCGACACTCAACCTGATTATCTTGCAAAACCCGTTTCCCTAACCCTGCTGAACTCACCCACAAAATCGGCTTCAAACCAACCAGTAGCCCCGTGCCTGTTCTTCACAACATCAAGTGTAATCAAACTTTTCTGCCCAAAAGCAAGACGATCAGCATTATCGCCCTTAATAATCGCAGTATCCTTAGCAACATCCCGTTCACTCTGCTTACGCGACAACATAATAATCACATCAGCATCCTGCTCAATCTGACCAGAATCACGCAAATCCGATGCGTTCGGTCTATCATCAGGCTTGCCCTGATCAACTCTACGATTCAACTGAGCTAACGCAACAACAGGAATACCAAACTCTTTAGCAAGATTCTTCAAATCCATACTGATCTGACTTATCTGCTCATATTTAGGTGCTTTAGGGTTAGCAGCCTGAATCAACTGCAAATAATCAACAAACATCGCCTTCACAGGTTTACGCATCATCACCGCATTCAAATAAGCACGAATCTGCGAAATAGTTTGCCCACCCCTATCACTAATAATCAACCTATTCTCAACAGTAGAAATCAAATCACTAATCTTTGCTTTATGATCCTGCCGAAGATCACCACGCTCAATCGCAGACAACGGGATCTCAAGCTCACCAGCCACAACACGATTCAACAGGCTTGACTTATCCATCTCCAAACTAAAAAACAAAACATCTTCACTGCGTGCAATCTCCCACGCCAACTGCAAACCAACCACAGTCTTACCCACACCAGGACGCGCACCAACAACATAAAGCCCGCTTTGCTTTAAACCAACAATCAAATTATTCAAACCACTAAAACAAGTCTGCAAAGTCCGTTTAGGATTCAAAATCTCACTCAACATCATCTGCAAATCCCAACGCAAATCAGGCAACTCTAACGCTTCAACAACCTTCAACTTATCCAACTTCAAACGAACAGCATCAATCTTCACCTGAACATCAACAACATCATCCCTTTGCAAATCAAAACTCAAAGACCGCAACTGCCGTTCAACACTCTGCTCCAAAACCCTTGAAGCATAATAATGAAGATTCTGCGGATAAACACTCAAAATCACTGCATCACAAACACGCTGACGAACACTCTGATCCTTCAACTCAGCAACAACAGTAAACACATCAAAAAACTTATTCTTCTCAAACTGACTCAACATCACACCAAAAGCCTGCCCAAACCAAGGCGCATCAAAATCATCACAAGTCAAAGACAACTCACCCAAACCCCTACCCTGCGAAACAAGCAAACTACCAATCACAAGCTCTTCAAAATCAGGTTTCATCAGTATCCCCCTTCAGCCTGCGAAGCAGCCTTAGACAAATACGCCCACCAACGATCAAGCCTAACTTTTTCGGTGTAAGCAGAACGCGATTCAAACGAAGAATCAAACACCTGCATCAAACCCCAAACCTGCAACGGTGCTAACCCAGAAACATCACAAGAACGCAAGTGCAAAACACCAAACTGCACACACTCAAAAACAAGTATTTCTTCCTTAACTTTCATTTCTGTTTCATTACTGTTTAGGGGGGTGAATTTGCGGGGGTATTCTTCTGCAGAATCAGGTGGTATTTCCTGTGAGTTTCGGGGTGAGATTAGGGGTGTGATTAGGGGGGTATTATTCGGGTCAAAGTCCAAACCTGGAAGCAAAATTTGGTAGCGGTTAGCTCTCTTAGAATGACTAGAACCCTTATCCCAAGACAACTCACCACACTCACGCAGGCGCTTCAACGATCTATCAACAGTATCAACAGTGCAACGCATCAACAGTGCAAGCGTTTCTTTTGTCGCATACATACCAGCAGGCTGACGAAACTTGACCAACGCTAGAAGCAACAACAAATCATTACCCTGTGCCTGACTGTGCTTCCATATAGATTCATAATCTTCAAACTTAAATCTTTTACTCACTTTGTCCTAATCTTTCTTATTTAGTTATGGCAGTCAAAATCTCTAGACCTAAAGCATAAGGTATCATTGACCTAATTTTTGCGTTTTTCAAACCTTGTGTCCCTGTTGTTGATCCACGCGGGGCAGCAGTATGGCATCTATCACCATTCTTACAAGGATCTTTAGCAACCCAATTAGGGACATCACCCCACAAATCAGTTGGCTTCATACGATCATCACCATACTGGCAGTAAGTAACAGTTCTACGATTCAAATCAGCAACAACAGGTAATTTGCGTAACATCCCGCGTGGGTTCTCAATCAAAAATCCGTATTTAGGTTTCAAACCTTCAGCAAGCTCAATGGCTTTAGCAACAAGTAACTGATTGTATTCAGCATCTTTAGTTTTAGGCACAGGATGATCCCCCCCCTTCAACCAATGATGACCGATAGAAGCAACACTAAAAGCAGTGCAAGGCGGTGAAGCCCAAACAAAATCAGGTTGCCCATACTTCTCTAAAAGGTATTCAACAGTTAGATCCATAATGTCCACAGTTTCAGTAACATCAAAAAATGGGTCTTTCTCAAAAGTAAAAACTGTATGACCAGCATCCTGGAACGCCCTTGTGCTTGAACCTGTGCCAGCAAAAAAATCAAAAACAATCATTCGGCATCATCTTCAGGATCGGCATTGATAACCACAGTCATCACTTCGCCCAAACCAACACATTCGCAGTCATCTACCTTACAAGGGCAAGGTTCAGAATTCCAATCAGCCCAAAACTTTGCTAAAGCTTCCTTAGCAGAACTTGCTTCAACTTCATAGGTATCACCCGTAAGAATTGAATAACTTTTCTTTTCCATCATTTTCCTAACTGTTCCATAATCTGATCATCTATCAGAATTCTCAAAGCCATCTCAGCCTGTTGCGGCACGACACCATTACCACAAGCCTTCAACTGATCGTTACGCTTCAAACCAATCTCAGGGCTAGTAACCCAACCTTCAGGCAACCCCATCATCCATTCAGTGAACTCAGCAGAAAGCCTATGCGCCCCATCTCGCCCATCAGGTTTAGTAGGTGCAGGTGCAGGGCGTGTAATTGATTCCCATCTTCTAATGGCAGGTTCAAACTTCCCCCAACTAATCTCCATATCTTTAGCCTGATTACTCAACCACACTTGACCATTCTTGCCCTTGACTTCACTTGTTTGTTGTGCAGGGGCTTTCAAGCCTTCAGTTGCAACAGGGGTCATCAACAAATTGTTTACTTGTCTAGATACTTTTAGCCCTTGAGCAGAAACCAAATCCATAATCTGATCACGAACCCCAACAGTATTGCCACGCTTCAATGCTTCAGCTTCACCTAAAGCACCACCAAAACCTTCAGTTGCTTTTGGGGAACGCAATAATGAAGATTCTAAGTCTGTTGTGGGGTGCGCCTGCATCGGCTGCCCGTATGCCACACCATTTAGCATCATACCCGATATCGGCCAAGTCCCCGCAAACAATTCCCATAGCCCGAATAGGCTGCCTTCCTGCGATAACATCCAAATCTTCCTGTGCGTATTCCATTCCATTATCGGCTTTAGCATTTAGCAAACCCCTAACATTTTCTATAATCACTAATTTTGGTTGCAACTCTTGTATAGCTCTCGCGAAATGTATCCATAAACCTGATCGTGTTCCATCTTGCAGACCCGCCATCTTGCCTGCTGAACTCAAATCTTGGCAAGGAAAACCACCCGTAAGAACATCAACCTTCTCAACTTGAGTGAAATCAACTTTAGAAACATCACCAAAATTTGGTGTAGCAGGATAATGATGTTCAAGAATTGCACTAGGCGCTTTATCAAATTCACAATGCCAAACAACTTCAGCATCAAAAAAATTCATCACTGCCAGATCTAAGCCGCCATAACCTGAAAACAGGCTACCAATCTTCAATTTTTTCATCTTCTATTTTTCTTGTTTACTGATTGAGCTTCAACCAAACCCCAAAACAAATCATCATCAGAAACTGTCTTCGGTTGCGGTTCAATGATGTGTTTAGTGTTTACACAATCCTTATGCCCACAAATTCTTTCTCCAGGTCTATACAAATCACCAACAGCATTTATAGGATTCCAGTTATCATCAAGTTCACCCCTGTATGGGAAACAAGTGATTCTTCCAAGTGCAGGGTGAGTCCACATAATTGCGCGTGAAGGAACTGCACGACAATCTGCACATTCTTTCCAATCAGATCTGCCCCGCGCTTTTCTTCTAGTCCACGCTTCATAAGAAATAATCTGCCCACACTGTAAACAAAAAATGTATCCTGTTTCAATAACAGGTGTTCTAGGTTCAGTCATTGATCTATTGTAGACAGGTTCATTACGCACTAACCTCGTTTTTGTATTCAGGGTTAGGAACTAAAACCATTCTGCCTAGTGATGTGAATTCAAGAATGAACTGCGGTGTTGGGTTACAGTATTCGCAGATAGAAAGTTTGCAAGCTTTAGTATCTTTGATACAAGTGATCATTATGCACCAACCATTTCACAAGCAACTGCACCGTGCTGATAATCAAATTCTTCAGTCTGTGTGTTGCGGTTGAAATAAGTGATTGCGAATAGGCGGGTGTCTTCCTTGATTGGGTGGATGTGAAGGATCTCAACAATTGATCCATCAAGGTGCTTGATTACATCGCCTGCTTGTAGTTCTCTAGTGTATTTAGTCATTATGCACCTGCCTGCAATTCAGCAAGTTCAGATTCAAGTGCGCGTAAATCGTGGTTGATTGCAATACAAAGTTGTTTTGCTCTTAGTCTGTAAGCTTGTCTGCGCTGATCTTTAGCAACAGCAATCATCTTGATTAGTTCTTCGCGTCTTTTAGTGTTGATGTTCATTTCTTGTCCTTTGTCCGTATCGGGCGTTTTTGCCTGATAAGACAAAGATACAGGATTTTGGCAGGACTGTGAAGCATTTACACGAAAAAACTTTATTAAGTTTAGATAACGCTAAAACCCTTTATTTATCTAGGGAATTAGCCAGAAAATAGAGTTTATTGTTCTGTTCAATCAACCTGGAAATGGTTTTACCACGCAAAATCGGGTCAGAATTCAACACAAAAGCAAGTTCAGCCAACTCACTAATGTTGGCTTCAAGCAGATTTATTGCTTGCCTTATTTCCGTTGATTCCATCAGCCTTACCCTTGATTGCTTCCAGAATAGCATTAGGTGCTTTACCCTGTTTCGCTTCGTTATAGAGTGAGCGTAAACCTTCAAGATCGTTGATGTTATCTAGGGCAGCCTGCCAATTTTTTGTTGGTGAGATTCCTTTAGCAACTTTCTGCATCTCTTCGCGGGTAGCTCTTCTATCACCTGAGTAACCTGCGTTAGCCAGCGCACGCCCAATCGCGCTCGTTTCACATACTTCAAGGGCTGATGTTTTTTGCGCTAAACCTGCACCATCAATCTCAAACGCTAAACCTGTTGCCTTAGCAAGGTTCTTGTCCTGATCTTCACGATTCAAATAAATGTAGGCTTGAACAACCCAAGTGCTAATTGCTCTGTCGTTGCTTGTTGTAATGTTGCGGGTAATAATTCGCCCATCAATGTTGTCTTTGTAGAAGCGGGCGATGCGTTCAGCGACAGTTTCGTATTCTTGCAAGTTGAATTGTGCCATTAGTTTTCTTCCTTAGTTTCAGTGTTTTGTGTTCGTTCTTTGTTTGCACACCCATAGCATCGTGTCCCTGTTTGCGCACCATCAATACCTAGAAGCAACGCATCAACCCCAGAATAAACAAGGTTCTCTGTTGTATCGCACGATAAACATTTACTCATTATTTGTTGCCTTTCTTGATTGTTAGATAAGGTGAACCACCAGCACGCTGAGATAAAGTTGCAACAACAACACCATCAACAGTGCCAGACTTAGCCCCGTTCAATGCTGCAATAGTTCGTGATTTCATTTCACGCAAATGCGTTTCAGCTTTATCAAAATCAGTTTGAGCGTTACACAACTCAATACCTAAAGTGCCTAATTCTTCATCACGCGCTTCAAGATCTGGGGCAAGCGCTCTAGTTGTTTCATATGTTGATTCTGATCCATCCCAATCAGGTTGTTCATCAGCAAAAACGCGAGTGCGAAAATCTAGGACACGATGATAAATAGCATCAAACTCAAAATCATCCCAAAGAACTTCATACTCTTTATACCTGCCAGCGTTCACAACAGCAAAAACTGCACGCCTAATCTCAAATACCCACATATACCAAAACACTTGTGCGCGATAATGTTCAGGAACACTATCCCAATAAGTTGCGGTGTGCTTGATTTCAAGAATGTAAGGCTGACCTG